CCCCCCACTACCTTCGGTAGGCAGGTACGGACCGGTCATGCTCTTGACAAAAAACCAGTCAAAAGAACTCTCCCAGGTGTGGAAATCTGGGAAAGTGGTCGGTGAGGAGCTCCTCATCGAACTATTGGAATGTTATTATATAAATAACAGATCCTGCCCCTCTCTGTTTGAGAGAAGGGTCCCTCTTAGTGCCATAAGGGAAATCTTATTCCCCGGCAACTATGAGATGCTAAAAAGGAGACCCTTTTTGCATAACCTGACACCTGACCAGCAGGTCAAGTGCCTTCTTAAATCTCTATGGGTTCGTATGCCAGAGAGATTCGTTCATGAGCTCCGTAAGGAGCTCATGAAGGGCCACTTTACTGCCGTCCGGCAGTGGTGGCACACAAGCGATGGTTTAGTACTACCGCTTGTAATGTCGGGACTAACCGACTACCGGATGATAGATACTATCATCCGCTCGTCTCTGGGGCAGATGTCCCAGAACTATCAACAATTTATCGCTATGATAAAGAGTTGGAAGGGAGAGGCTAGAAAACATCTATGCCAATTCCCTTGGGACCTCAACGGTGTACCACCATTGAGGCAGATTCCACAGTACAGGAAGGCCTTCCTGTCTGTAATGGCCACCTACAAAATCGGTAGGAAGCCAACCCGCGTAGAGTTGCAAAACTTTGCGCGCCACCTGCTCTTGTTTACACAGAGCAGGGCAACCGGCATGGCTAATGACGCCATGTGCCAGGTAAGCCTCGATAAGTTTATTAAGACTATCCAGGTTGAGTGCCAGTGGATCCCACTGGACTCCGTGACACTGAGTAGGGTAACCTACCCAGCGCTGAGGATCACAGGTGTTACCTGTAAGATCTCAAGTGGTCCCTCCGCTTGTCTGGAGAGACCACGGTCTAAGGGCGGGAAAACCGCTGCCCTAGGCCAAATCTGTAAGAGAATAATCGATTACAGATACGACCCTCAAACTGGTCTGTTTGAGGATCTGCCGCCATCCCGGGTGTCAACACCCGAGATGATTTTATCTTACTGTGTGAAACAGTCGATAATAAACAGGGAGGGTACCCTCCGTGTTAAGGTTACAACAATAAAAGAGCCCTCCAAGGCCCGTGTTGTAACGGTCACATCGATAGCCTACGATGTGATCATGCAAGCATGTGCTCACATGTTTAAGCATGTCCCCTGTACCCAGCGGACACGATCAGGATTGACGTACACACGTCACCTGTGGTCCTTCTTAGTGAAGGACCTCCATCCAGAGGAGACCCTCTGGGGGGATATGGGAAAGGAGAGTTCCTTTTTCCATATGAAAGCCTTATCCACAGATTTGGAGGAGGCCACTGATTATGGTAATATTACCGTAATCAGGCAGCTTTGGGATGCGCTTATTTGCACGCTTCCCAAAGGTGCACCGTCCGAGTTTGTGAAACTCGCAGCGGAACTCTACTGTTCAGACCGACCAGTAGAGCTACCCTCCGGTGAGGTTATCACCAAAAGGAGGGGTTGGCTCATGGGGGACCCCATGACCAAAACTCTCTTCACCTTGATGCAAGAGTATGCTTACCAGCATACTATGAACATCGTTAAACCGGTGAAGATAGCGGCATCTGTCGTCGGAGACGATATAGTTGCCTTGTCTACAGAGAGATCTGCTCTGGAGACATACCTAGCGACCCTACGGTCGCTAGATTTTAAGGTATCCGGTAAGGATACCTTTATATCCTCACACTTCATGTTTTATTGTGAGGAAATGGCGATAGTACCCAAAAAGACTACCGACCTACCTTACATTTCTATGAAGCGTAAGGAGGGGTTGATCTATATTGATTACCCCCGACTCCGTTTGTTACTACCTACGAAGTCATCCCTGATCCGTGAATCTTACACGGATCTGGGCCGGACCTCTCTTATTGGAAGAGAGACCCGGTGGGCGTCCGCGGTTAACCCGAACGTCCTAAAAGGCATGCAAATTGGCCTTTTACTCCAGAAGGTGCTAGTTCCTGCACCTTCTCAGACACAATGTCCTATGTTACCAATAGACATTGGGGGGGATGGGGTGTACTACCCCGACCCCGGGTTTGTGATGAAAGTCATTGAGACAAAGTCACAGAACCCTGGAGAGACAGCCTATAGGCTACAGGCTGTCATGGATGGAGCGTGGATGTTTAAATATCTACGCTCCGAGAAGGCCCACTCCCCTACGGGAGTGGCCTTACACAGCTACCACGTTTGGCAACGTTTGGCTGTCGGGTGTGAGGGGATCCCAGAGGATTCCAAGGTTCACATCCGCGATAGTGACCATAAACTGTTACTATCGAGCCTCAAGAATACTTGGCTTGAGGACCCCGTAAGAACTGTACAGCGCTTATGGAAGGCAGAGTACTACCGTGCCCTGCTCGCCGGTGATAATCCTGAGGATATCACACGGACCCTAGATTATACGATCCCGTCTAACCTAGCCACGATACCAGGGGTTCTTAGTATCGAATTGGTTACCCGCTTTCTTAAACAGTGGGTTAACCCGGGTTTCAGCTATAAAGCTGACCCTCCCTTCCTGGTGGACACCAGGAAGTTTGAGGTTCACAACTATATGAACCTAGGCTGGAGCTGGAAGCTCGAGCCTGACGCCAAATATGATTGGCAGGAGTGGGTGGAAGATAACCAACTACTCCAGCAAAGGAACATTGAATCTATGTTCTCTGCACTGGTATCTGGAGAGGTTTCCCAGATACCCCATCACCTCATCGAAAGGTTACACCTTAACGTTGAGAGTGACTCATTCCTTCTGATGAAAGTCAAGGGAATGTCTGGATATAAGGGGTTTGACCTTATATCCAACGATAGGAAACTTGGAATTCGCATAGCGAATATGACCCAAGTTCCTGTGCGGGTCATAGATCCGATGATACACCTATTGGGTGAAACCTATATGTGTATATCGGACGAGGGATACGAACTCCTCGAGGACCCGGGCTCAATGTATTACAACACAGTGAGCAACTTCCAGGACGGAGCTCTCCGTTCTAGGTACTATGGGAACATCCAATTACAGATTTCCCATACCAACCACGAAATGGTTAACTACTATTTCGTGAGGAAATGGTGCCCAAGGCACACATTCCCGGAGATTAGGACTTATATTCCTAACTTCCTAGAGCACATGCCAGACTGTTTGTGTCTGACATGCACGGGAAACCCACACCACCCAGGTATGGGAGTCCCTGAACCCCCTGTGTACACAGAGGAGTTTGGACTCAGCCAGGCGGATGCCTGGTTGAGAGTAAAAGGAACTTGGAAATACCCAAGTTTCCTGAATACCATCAAACGTGCTGTTTGGCGGTACATCAAACCGTGACCGGTTCGAGTCATTCTTTAC